AGATTGATAGATCTTTAAGATACAGAGGCTTTGAAGCTAATGATGCTATAAGAGATGCTACTAATACTTTTAATAGATTGCTTAGAAGCAATGATCCAAAGCAAGCAGAAGAATTATTACAAGGCTACATGAATCAAAATGAAAATAGATTTAGAGCTTTAAGAGATTTGTATACATCAATAGAAGACGCTAGAACTTTAGGCTTATCTGAGCAACAGATTAAAGAACAATTAAAAGAAGCTAAGGTTGCCAACTACGAGACAGTCATGAGAGGAATATTTAAACCTATAACAGTAGACCAAGGGTTAGTAAGAGAAGCACGTATGAAAGGTACACAAGTTAATCCATCAGCATTCCCTGTTGCTGAACAAAGACTAAGACAAGACCTTACAGGTAGATTTATTAATCCATTAGATATAGAAAGATCAAGAGCATCTCAACTATTAAGAGAAGAAGAAGAAAAGAAAATACTAGGAATCTAACTTGTATAACAAATACGGAGCAAAGAAAGTAAGACTTGATGGCTATACTTTTGATAGCAAACTTGAGGCAGCTCGATACAATCATCTTAAAGAACTAGAAGAGCAAGGTCTAATTTCTGACATAGAGATACACCCACCCTTCCCATGCTTTGTTAATGAAAAGAAAGTATGTCTTTACAAGGCTGACTTTAAATACAAGAACATCAATGGCGATGAGATCATAGAAGATACCAAGGGTATAGAGACACCTATGTTTAGATTAAAGAAGAAACTTGTTGAAGCCCTGTATCCTAGCGTAGAAATTATAGTAATAAAAAAAGCCAAAGCCTAGAAAGGCACACCTGTTTCAACCCAAGGTCTTATACTAGATATTGTTCCATTCAAAAGCTTTTTAACATTCTCACACTGAACGATCAGTTCTTTTGGAAAGTTACTGTTGACAATCTCTATCAGCTCCTCACTAGAATAAAAGTTATCTCCTGTAGATTGTTTGCCCTTAGCTACATTGACAAACCTAAAGTCATCTTTCTCGTAGATCACAAAGGTATCATCAACCTGTAATACTTTGGCTGGTATTAGTTCAGGTATGTAGTTGTGGTTTGCACAACCTGTGGTTTGTCTTTCTTTGCTTATCACTCTATTGTCTTGAGAACAAACCCACTCGCCTGTTTCAATATCTGGATTAGAAAAACGACAAGACCTACAGTGTAGTTTCTCAGGCAAAGACCTACCAAGATATGCGGCCTGTTGTTTCTTTGACATATAGTTGCGTATTCTGTAATCAGTTACAGGTATGTTGTTGTCTGGTGGTGTCTTAGTTTTTAATATGTTTTCAGCTTTCTCCATAAACATTTCAAACTTTAAATAATCAAAGTCGATAACCTCTGTATACAAAGCTGAATTGTTCTTGTTATAAACAATAGCTATACAGTGATCTAGTTTAAACAACCCCATATACAAATGGATCTGTGCATCATACTCCTCTGACCAATTACAATAGCTACCTAGTTTTTCTAGCTTGTTAAAACGATTGTCGTTAGCTGTCTTGAACTCTAGTAGGTATGGCTTGTTTGGTTTTAGTCCAGGTAAGTTCTTAGCTACACCGTCTATGTGTCCCTTTACATGTCCACCTAATGCTTTAGTCTCAAACTGTCTGCCGTCCTTTTGCACATCATATATAGTTGCACCTGGTATCTTGCGTAGCTTTTCGATCAAGTGATCTTCTACTACATTACCTAAGTCTAGTAACCTAAGAACTCTTGGCTCCCATTCATCAGGCATGAGCCAGCGGTATCGCATCCAGAGGAGCCTTTGATTTGGATTACCGATACCACTGATACCCAAATAAAATCTTTGGTGTCTCTCAGTATTTGTTTCTACTTCATCAAGCAGATGATTGATTGTCATTTTGTTTCTCCAACATTTCATCAAAAGATTCTCTAATTAATACAAACAAACTATCTCTTAAATTAGTATGTAATTTGTCAGAGGAGTTAGGATTTCCAAGAGCTAACCACATTTCTCTAGCCACTTGACACACATAATACTGCTTTGTTCGTTCCATAGATTCTTTTTCTGCTTCTTCAAAAGCATCAATACATATTTCTTTTAATTTGGCTTTGTTCATTTTGTTTCTCCAAGATATTTATCTATACAATCATCAAGTAATGGTTTTACAGAGTCATAAGCATACGCATAGTTTTTTCTGTCTATACCCTCTTTTGATGTATCTCTTGAATAATAATAAGCATGTAAAAATCTTCTACTAAGTGCATAACACATATTCGGTTCTAATTCTTGTCTTAATGAATCCTTTGATGCTTCATCAATATCAGTTAATACTTCTTCCGCTAGTTCTACTAATTTAGCTTTGTTCATAATAATATCTCCTCGTTTTGTTTTGTTCTGATTCCTATAACATTCTCATACTTGCCCTGCTTTTGTAAGACAATCTCTGCTATGTTTTCAAAGGCACCACTGTTTATTAATTCAGCGGCCATCCATGGTTGCTTGGGCGATCCCCACTTCTCTGCTATCTTCTTCCACTTACGTACTGCCATGTGGTGTGCTTTGGGATGTCCAAACATCAACGGCATTTTCTTAGGGAAAAATTCATTCTTAACTGTAAAGATTACTTGACAATACTCACTGCCATTCTGTGACTTGGTTACTGTTGCATAGATGTCAGTGACAGGTTTGTATCTAGGCTTGGCCTTCTCTCTCTCATCAGATAACACAGCTTGTCTCTCTGCCTTAGTTCTTTTAGCAACTTCTTTTTCTTTCTTAGTCTGTAGTTCTTCAAACTTTTTAGATCCTTCAAACTCTTGACCACACTCAATACATTTCTTGGCTGAGGGTAAATTAATTGCACTACAGTTAGAACATATCTTAGGATGGTATCTAGCTGGAGCTGACTGATCAGGTTGTATCTCATCAAGACAACCATGCCTAGCTACATTTTCTCCATAGTCAAGTAGTAGGCAGTTGTCTTTCTCCTCGTGCAGTCTCATCCCCCTTCCGCACATTTGAACAAACAAGCCAACGCTTTGTGTTGGTCTAAGTAATGCTACGCAGTCAGCTCTTGGAGCATCCCAACCTTCAGTCAGCACACCCACATTACATATAGCATGTATAGATCCAGCGTTGAATCTTTTTAATACATCTTCTCTTTTATCTTTTGGTGTCTCACCTGTAACGCATTCAGCTTCGATCCCATAGGTCTTCAAACATTGAGTCATTTTCTCTGCATGTAATACTGATACACAAAAGAATACTGTAGCTGTTCTACCTTTGGTATAAGCGTTATCAATCCAGTCATTAATAACCTGTAAGATCGTATCATCGACCATAGCTATTTTTTCTAGTTCGCTTTCCTTAAAGTCTCCATTCTTAAACTTTAATGCAACAGCTCCTGCATCAATAATGGCATCCTCATTCACAGCATAGGCTGATAACCTACACAAAAATCCATTACGGATCAGCTCAGGTATTGATACTGAATAAGCTAGTCCTTTAAAGAAATGATCTTTACGATTGCCATAGATATAACCTTGTCCCATACGATATGGTGTGGCAGTACAGCCCATAACCTTCATAGGATTCCTGTCTGATAGGGTTGTTATAATCTTTTTGTATCTAGTATGAGAGCTTGGCGGTACGTTATGTGCTTCATCTATGATCATGTAATCAAAGCTACCGACAGCATCTAATCTCTTGGGTGATGCTAGGGTATCTCTACTTGCTATAAGGATCTGTGAATCTATCTCAAAGCGTTTCATTCCTGCTGCCAATACACCCACTGGAGCATCGGGCCATACAGTTTTAAGTTTAGTCTCTGCTTGTTCTACTAATTCTTTTCTATGAGCCATAACCAAGAACCTGGCTGTAGGATCTTTGGCTAGTATCTCTTTAATAAAATGAGAAAAGATAATGGTTTTACCAGCAGCCGTTGGCAGTACGATCAAAGCATGATCCTCTGCTGGACGATTGGCAAACCAATGGTGTAGGGAATCTATTGCATCCCTTTGGTAGTATCTAAGTTTCAATGTAGTATTTTTATTTCTTCTACAGGATCTTCTGATCCTGGTTTTTCAAATCCTAGTATGTCCATGTGGTCTTGTACCATACTTAGTATTAACTCTAAGGCTTCTTTTTGTGTGAAAGAAAACTTAAAGGTAAGATCAACAGCAAATCTTGTTAGTGTAATGATTGCTGATCGTGAGTCTAATTCTTTCATTGACCAACCATCAACACATTGCTGCACGTCATCAATAACTGTGTCGCAAGTTTTACTGTCTAAATATTCTATAAATTTTTCTTTGTCTATCATCTTTAGTATCCACGTTTAATAATGTTAATTTAGCTTCCTTTACTACAGTATCTAACCCAGAGGGTAGGCTGTCAAAGTTTTGATCTAAAGAATCTAATAGTGATGTCATTGATTCTACTAAAGCATTCGCTTCTCTTTTATCTATTGCCATTTATATTTCTCCAAAAATACATTAGGGTATACAATAACCCTAGGTGCGAGGAGTAGTCTTGGTATTAAGACTACTCACTCGAGTTATTTATTTACTCTCTCTGGTAAATAAATTATTTGTCCCAATCGAAATCATCGTCATCTGACTTTGATTCTTCTTTAGGACTTTGCGAAGGAACTGACTTACTGCTTGTCTCAACTGCAAGAAACTTAGCAATCTTGTTCTTGTCGTCCCACTTCGTTCCGTCTCCCTTATCTCTACCAACTTCAACACTGACCTTGGCTTTGAAAGGAATGTTCAACATGCTCTCTAACTGTTCAAGACCAAAGGCATCAACATCAGCTTCCATGCCCATGGATCTTCTCCAGTCTCTTATTCTGCTGATAGATACGTTTAACCCAGCTCCTTCGAGCATGAATGTTTCCCATATCTTACGACCTGAATGAGTAGGGCCTGTCACATCAAAGGTAATTGATAAGTATCTATCACCCTTAGCACTAGTTTTATTCTCCCATCCAGTAGCTACAAATTCGTAGTCACCGACTGGCATAAGATCAAACGATCCACCTGTATCCTCGACATCAGTCAAGTTTAAATTAAAATCATCAGACATATTATTCTCCTTTTTTAGATTTTAAAGATTCTTTAAATGCAGACATGAACGCTGTCCAATCAAGATCCAAGGGAGCATTCCCTAAATCAACTCGACTCTTGGCATCAAATGCTGCGGTGTATTTATGAAACAACTTACGCTTGCCGTATGACACAGCCCTAGTTGTTTCCTTGAAACCCTGTCCACTAGTACGAGTTGATACCTCGTAGTTTGCAAACAGGTTGAAGTCTACCCACTCACGTATCATTGCTGATACTTTCTTATGAGTAGCCATCTCCCAACGATCATAGGGCTCACGCTCTGGATCATTAAAAGTTCTTATGCCTACATGAGATAGTAAGATGATGTGCATCTTCTTCTTTTGTAGGGCATCAAACATTCTTAGCAGTCTGCCGAATAACTCAGCAGATTCTGTAAAACCTTTTCCATATCCCATGGACTCAATAGATTTCTGACCATGAATCTGACATACCTTTTGCTGTACTAATTTCTCAGCCCAGTCAGTTGTATCAAAGACCACTGTCTTGTAGTCATGATCTTCTTCATACAAAGTTTTGATTTGTATTAGTATGTCGTCATAACTTTCACACAAAGGAAAGGATGCTGTATCTATATAGTTAGTACCAGCTTCTGTCTTAATAAAGATAGGATTAGGTGCTTGACTAGCAAAGGTAGTCTTACCTATGCCATCGGTACCAGATAGGTTTATCTTTATAGAAGGGATCTGTATTCCCGTAGTCACGCTATTCAATAGACTCATACTTGTCGACCTCCAAATCATTCATAGAAATTAAACCTTGAGAAGTCATTTCATCTGCAACTGTTTCTACATCATCTATGATAGTTAATATTTTATTAACCCAAGCAGAATGTAAACCAGGTGCTACCTCTCTTTTAATCGTATCTTTAATTTGCATTATGACTGCACTGTAATGTATGTTCATTTTGACACCCCCTCTATATGTCTTTTGTTATCTTGAAAATCAAAGTTTGTATGAAAAAGATATTTATCTGTAGAATTATTTTCCCAAACAGATACAAAATCTTCTGCACAATTAGGTGAGTGCTCAACATAAATAGTTAAGCTACCCGTTTCAATGTAAGTAGAATACTTACTTCGTTTATCTATTTTAATAGCCATTACTCAGCTCCTTTTAATGGATCAACGAACTGGATGTATGGTCGTTCATTAATCTTGGTTTGTAATCCTTCTTGAAACTTATCAAAGATGTCTTGATGATTTGCTTCTATCATTTTAGATAGAGCAGTATCTTCTTTGTATACAGTTGTGAAAGGAAATAGATCTTCAGGTATCTCGTCTTTTACTTTAGATAAAAAACTCTGATCCCATGATCTTGTTATTTTATAATTAACTCGTAAGTCTTTTGGTATGACACCATTAAGATGTACCCGAGTAGATCCGCCAGTGTTAGAAAGTCTGTTGACTTGCTTATGCACATCGGGATGTTTAGTGATTGCAAAATCAAGCTGTGCACTTTGTTCTTTTAGTTCAGCTTGTTTTGCTAAATTCTTTTTCTTCTCCATCAAAAGTTGAGGTAGAGATAGCGTAGAATAG